GGTTACATGGCACTAAAAGGCATAGACATAAGCAACTGGCAAGCAGGCTTAAACGCTGGCGCTATTAACGCGGATTTTGTGATTGCAAAAGCTACAGAAGGCGTTGGATTTGTTGACAGCGCTTGCGATACGTTTTATCAGCAAGCAATTGCTGCTGGTAAATTGGTCGGCGTTTATCATTTCGCACGTAACAGCGCAAACAGCGCTGAAGCTGAGGTTGATTTCTTTATAAACAATATCAAGGGCTACTTGGAAACGCCAGGCACGCTATTTATCCTAGACTGGGAGGACGCAACACATGACGTTGCATGGGCAAAGCGCTGGCTTGATTTGTTTAAGGAAAAAACAGGCAAAAAGGCGCTAATTTACATGTCAGAGAGCGTGGTATTAAGCCACGATTGGTCAAGTGTTGCTGACGCTGATTATGGTTTATGGATTGCGCGCTACCGCGATAACGTAGCTGATTACAACTATGACATGTCAAATGCCGGTCCAGAGCCTGCAGTTAAGTGGTGGAAATTTTACGCAATGTGGCAATGGACAAGCTCAGGCAGGCTTGATGGTTGGGCAGGCAACCTTGATTGTAATGAATTTTACGGAGATGCAAATACATGGCGTGCTTACGCCGGCGCTACCGACAGCACACCAGCCCCTGCTCCACAAACAGCACCACAGCCAAGCCCAGCGCCTGCTAGCGATGAGGTTTATACGGTCCAATCTGGCGATACCTTAAGCGGCATTGCGGCACTATTTGGCACAACATGGCGACAGCTTGCGGCTGATAACGGTTTACAAAATGCTAACCTAATTTATCCAGGTCAGCAAATCCGTGTACGTGGCGGCGCAGCACCTGCTCAGCGAACCTATACAGTACAGCGCGGCGATACCTTAAGCGGCATTGCGGCTCAAAATGGCACTGATTGGCAAACGCTACAAGCCATTAACGGCATACCTGACGCTAACCTAATCTATCCAGGCCAAGTATTAAGATTACCGTAAACATTAAATTAAATAGGAGAAATTGAAAATGGGATTAAATTCTAAAGACATAAACAGCATTATGAAGGCGGGCGCATTTGCATTTGCCAGCGGCTTTATATCTTCACTACTTGCGCAGGGCGGCTTTAAGACTGATATTGGCTGGGAGGGCTTTCTTAGTATGCTTGCCGGCGCGGCCGTTGCTGGCGTAAACGTGGCACTATATGCAACCTATCGCTTCTTTAAGACTGATGACAGCGATCAGCCAAAGCCACAAGCTTAACCTGTGGCAATTAAAAAAATCACCGCCCCTCGCAGCAGGCGGTGATTTCTATTTGGTCCTACTACTTTACGCGGCGGTAGCTTTTAGCTTTAACGGCGTCGTACTCGTAGTAGGTGCTAATGGCGATGTTGTCAAGGACTTTAGCGCAAACATAGGCTGGTCCACACAAGCCCTTAGTTTTGTTTGATAAGCGAACGTATTCACCACGCTCAGCAAATCGGCGGTCAAGCTCGTTGTGTGCTGCAAGCACTAGCTCGTCAACGTCCTTAAAAGCGCCACCAACGAATTCCATGCCGCTTAGCTCAGTATGTAAAATGCTTAGTAGTTTTTTTGTTGATAGATTTGGTAGTGGGTTTTTCATAGCTTTTATGCCTTTCTATGAATTAACTTTTGTTATGTTCTTAGTATAGCAAGCCACCCACCGACTGTCAACACTTTTTTACGACTTTTTTGGAGATTTTTTATGGCCTGTGGAAAAGTTAGAGATTTAATTAGGCGGCGTAGTAATAATCATCTCTAACTTGAGGTGTACCGCTTATGGTGATATAATAAAGCTAAAGCGATACGAGAACTAACTCGGTTAAGAAAGGAACGCCAACAGATGCCAAAACCAGAATTTAAGGTTAATATTTTAACGGTCAATATCGATAAATGTAAACCGCGTGAGGATAATCCACGAACCATTAACCGCAAGGAATATGACGACTTAAAAAAATCTATCAAAGATTTTCCGGAAATGAAACAGCTCCGCGAAATCATAGTAGATGAAGACTTTAATATTTTGGCTGGCACGCAGCGTTGGTATGTACAAAAAGACCTTGGCTATGCTGATATTTTGGTTAAGCAGGCGGTTGGTTTAACAGATAAACAGAAACGCCGCTTTATGGCACTTGATAACCATCACAGTGGCAAATGGGATGAGTCAATTCTAAAAGACATGTGGAATGTGGACGAACTCAAAGACTGGGGTATTGACACATTTGATTTTGGTGATATTGCTGAGCCAAAAGAACCAAAGACCAAGGACACAGCCGCTGAAAAAGATAGTATTGAATGTCCAAATTGTGGTTGCTTGATTGATATCTAAAAGGGGGCTGATAAAAGTGGCAAGACATTATAGCATGCCCTATATGGGCAGCAAGCAAAAGCTGGTTGATAAAATCATACCGTTGATTTTAAGTAGGCATAAGGGGGCTACTGATTTCTATGATTTGTTTGGTGGCGGAGGTAGCGTATCATTTTACGTACTACAACGATATCCGCACCTTAAAACGCACTACAATGAATTAAATACGGCAATTGTTGAACTTTTGCGACATATACAAAATGGGGGCGAAATACCGAATATTTTTGTGCCTCGTGCGATTTTTTCGCAAAAAATCAATAAAAACGACTGGTATGCTGGATTTTTGCAGTGCTGCTGGACATTTGGAAATAATCAGCGCAGTTATCTTTATGGCGATAAAATTGAAGAATTTAAGCAGAAGTACCACGAAACTGTGCAAGACGGCACTGATAATATCAAATGGCTCGAGAATTATGTAAATAACCATTTTTCAGAAAAAGAGGGCTTAAGTCGTAAAATACAGCTATTTTTGGACTTTAACAAATACGATACCGCTTATAAGCGCCGTGTAGTGCTAGGTCGGCAATTGCCTATGTATAATCAGCTTGAACACATGACACGTATTGAACGATTAGAACAGTTGCGGCAGTTACCGCTTAAAGAGTTAGAGATAACTAACAGCGATTACCGCGATATCGTTATAGGGGGGGGCAAACCAGTGGTATATTGTGATCCGCCATACGAAAATACGAATGAGTACAAAGAGGGCGGTTTTGATAGTCAAGCCTTCTATGACTGGGCAATTAGTCAATCAGTGCCGGTTTACTTTAGCAGTTACAAAATCAGCGACAAGCGTTTTAAGTTGATTAAAGCTATCAATACGCGCAGCAACCTTGATTATCGAACCAGAGCTAATGCGGCTTATAATTTCGAAAATGTTTATTGGAATGGAGTCAAGTGATGACAGCTAAAACCACGCCAGAAGCCACCACAGCAACAAATGTTGATACCAAAAACGCCGAAACCGCGCCAAAAACGCCCAAAAAACGGCAAACAGCAACAACTAAACGCAAAGCCGCGGCGAAACCTAAAGCGCCAACGTTTACAGAAGCACGCGCTAAGCAATGGTTTTTGGAACTATCGCACGACGAATTTTTAGAATTGTGCAAAAAATGGAACGAGCGCAACTTCAAAATTAAATTGCCAAAAAACAAGGACTATGAGGGCTGGTTGAACTATTTTAAAGATTTACCACCAAGCACAATTAGAATTTTAAGCAGCAGCGGTATTGATGTGCTTAGCACTGAAGCTTACGCGGCACTCAGCCGGTGGCACGACATTATCAAATCACCGCACCGCATTGAGAAGTTGCAACAAGCTAGCCTACAACGTGATAAAACTAAGAAGACCGGTCCAAGTATTGCTGAATTGGCGGCTAAGAATGACCAGCTAGGTGTGTTACAAGCTTTACGTGATAATATCGCCGCTGAGCTTGAAAAGGGCGTAGCAACACGTGATATGGCTAGCTTATCGCGGCAATTGATTGACGTGACTGATCAGATTAAGGCGCTTGAACGTAAAAACGGTCCTCGTAAAAATACAGATTTAGCAAAATTAACGGGTGATGTGCAGCAGCAAATGCAGCAGAAACGCCGCCGCGGCAATGGCGCACGCACAACAAGCTTTAAGGCACGTATTACAATTGATGATATGGAGAAGTCTTAAAAATGGCGAAGAAACGGCTAGGAAACCAAAAACCACGCATTGATCACTACAACAATGGTGATGTGTGGTTAGCGGTTAAGACAATTGAACTGCTTGAAAAATATGATTTGCATTTATTGCCGTGGCAAAAAACGGTCCTCTACCGCTGGATGGCGGTTATTGAAGATGATGAGGGGAAATGGATTTGGGCGAACCCTGACGCTGGTTTAAGCGTGCCGCGCCAAAACGGCAAAACCGAGCTATTTATTGCGCGTATTGTTGGCGGCATGATTTTCTTAAATGAGGCACTGATTTATACAGCACATGCTGATAAAACTGTAACCGAGGTTAAACGCCGTGTGCAAAATTTCTTTTACAACGCCAAAAACGAAATACGCGAATTGCTAACGCCTGAATTTGACAGCCAGCCACGCACGCTTGATTATCTGGAGCTAATTGATGGTGGGCGGTGTGTATTTAGAACCCGAACCCGAACGGGAGGACTTGGTAACACTAGCGATACCTTGCTACTTGACGAATGTCAAGAGGAAACGGATGCACAGCAGGAGGCGTTACTTCCTACAATTGCCGCAGGTCGTAATCAGAATAGCCAGACAATCCGTGCTGGCACGCCGCCAACGGCTGGCTCGACAGCCACTGTGTGGTTACGTATCCGTGACGCAGCTTTAAGCGGTAAAGCGCCAGACTACTGTATTCAAGAATGGTCTGTTGAGAATTTAGTCGATAAAAACGATAAAGACGCTTGGTATCAAGCCAATCCTAGCCTTGGCTATTTCCTACAGCTCCGCCGAATTCAAAAAGAAGCTGAACAAATGGCCGATGACAGCTTTAATAAAATGCGGCTTGGCTGGTATGCCGGCACTAAGAATATGCGGGCTATTGATGAGGAGGAGTGGCAGAAGCTGATAGTTGAAAAGGTTGACTTGCCTGAAAATCCTAGCCTAGTTTATTCAGTTAAATTTGCACCTGACCGTAGCGCCGTGACGCTGGCGGTTGGCGTGTCAATGCCTGATGGTAAAACACACGTTGAAGTGATTGAGCGTAAACCGCTAAATGCAGGCATAAGCTGGCTTAGCACGTGGCTTTATGACAGGTGGCGCAACGCGGCTAAAATTATCATTGACGGCGCGGCTGGCACGCAATTACTGATTGAAGAGCTGGTCCGCATGGATAAACGAATATCTAAACGAATATTAACACCAAATGTGCGAGAAGCTGGCGCGGCATATGCAGCATTTGACGCCGCAATTAAGCAAGGAACGCTAACCCACTTTAATCAGCCAATCTTAAACATAAGCATACGAACAGTAAAACGGCGCGATATCGGCCGTGACGGAATGTTTGGGTATGCAACAATGAACTCTGAAATTCAAAGCGATCCAACCGAAGCCGCCGCATTTGCGTATTATGGGGCAAATCGCTTTAAGAAATCCGCTCAAGGTGTTGCGTCTGGGCAGCGGGTCATGGTATAATAAAGGTGGTAATAAGGGTCAACTCTGTTACCGCCACTTTTGTGCAAAGAAGCCGTTGCGATCCCTAGTTTGTAGCGGTTTTTTTGTTGCCAAAAAATCGATGAATAACAGAGATTTTTATATAGTATATAAATTAACTTCTAAAGAAGTTTTTTATATAGTATATAAAGCAGACCTAAATTTCTAAGTTTTCCACAGGCTTTACACAAATCATTAAAAGTCGGACTTGCATTTAATTTTGAGGCGCGGTATTATTGAGTTATAGATAATAACACGAGCAGTATTGCTAACTAGGGGTATTATGGAAATAACTATTACAAACAGGCGACAGAAAACAATGCTTGAACGCATTGGCTCTGAAGCCGCTGAACTAATCGAAAACAAGCAGTATTTGCCATTTTACAGAAGTGTACAGATAAAGCTTGAAAAAATGGGCAGGGCTAGCGAGTGGCAGCGAATGATTGACACCGCTAAAACCAAAGCTAATCCAAAGCATTATTTTGCGACGTTGTGCAAGATGGTTAAAGATGGCACATACCGGTTTGTTGAAAAAGTTAAAGAAATTGCGAAAAATACGGCTAGTTACGTAGCCGATAAGATAAAACGCTTTAATTTTAATAAAAAATACGAAAAATATTGGGTACGCCAATGCGCAAATTATATTGACAAATGCAGTATGGCTGGGTTTGTATGTCTTTTAGAGCTGGCTGAACGCAAAGGAATGTCGCAAAAATATTTTGCTAAGGCGATCCAAAACGGCATGAAACCACAAGATTATTATAAATTTAGGATTAAAGGAGCTAAATAATGAAACGACAAACATTTATCGAGATAATTGCAGATATTCAAGCGCAGCAGCGCAAAGATAACGAAATTAGCCAAGCGCTCGGCGACATAACAGATGAAGAGTCTGTAGTTTACATATCGCAGCTCGTGACTAGATTAGTAATTACGTTAGAAACTGAATTTGATGATGACGACCAAACTATCAGCTGGTGGCTCTGGGATGCGCCGCATGCTGGCGAAGTGCCTGAAGGCTGCTATATTATTGACGAAAAACGCCGCAAAGAGTGGCATATCACAGACTCAGGCAAGCTTTATGATTATTTGGTGGAAATTCAGGAGGCGAAAAATGCCAAGTAACGCTATATTTGGTTTTAAGTGCGGCAATGAAAAATGTAATGCATTTGTGCCAACTGCCAGTCTAAATTTGGTAAAGCTTAAACTAGTACGCCGCGGTCCCGTTGAGTGCAAAAAATGCGGCAAGCGCACTAAATGGCAAGAAACCGCGCAGCTTATTGTGCCTAAAAAAGAAACTGAAGAGGTCGAAATATGAGAAGTGTTTGGTTTTTAATGCAGCTTTTAGCGCTGATGTTTATCTATGCCGCGTCAATTATCACTGTGGCAATGGATATTATGGATAAAGATTATCTGCCAGCGATCCTGTTTATGCTGATAATCTTCTGGATTGATCGCCAAATTGAAAAATTGCTTGATAATTAGGTCCAAAACCATTTTTCCCAAGTGGGGAAATTGGTTTTCCACAGGCCTTAAAAAATCTCCAAAAAAGTCGTAAAAAAGTGTTGACAGTCGGTGGGTGGCTTGCTACAATAAGAATATAACAAAAGTTAATCATAGAAAGGCATAAAAGCTATGAGTAAATTCAATGACAACTACTTCAACGAGAGTATTTGTAAGAAATCAAACAAGTACTTTACATTTAAGCGTTATAAAGATGACGATAACGTAACAATCGTAACTAACAACATTATTCAGCTTGGCGAATACGGCGAGTATTATGTTTTGCTAGTTGGTGAGGGCAAGGGCGTTTGGCTTAAAGATTGGCAAGTTAAAGAATGCCGAGTCGGCCAACAAACATATCTGCCAGCTTTTACAGTAAAGCTAAGCCGACAATATTTCACAGTTAAAGATATCACCTCGCCAAAATGCAATGATTTCTTTTTTGAAAAGGAAGAAACTTTTGATGACATGGTTGAATTAGCTAAAATACAAGACGAACTTAACGAAGCTATCAGCATTTCATAAATAACGTGACCTGAGTAAGTCGTTAAACTGCTCTGCCTTAAGCACATTAACAACTCAACCGCATAACTGGACAGATAATATGCACAGCTCCTTATTTTATATGGTCATATTCAGCCCACCCTGGATATCAAAAAATAATTGTGGAACGTTGCGAGTCAGAAAATGTCACCTGCAGTACAACGTGTATTGTCTGTCTAACTGGTAGCACCAACGCACCTTGTTTTATAAGTTTACCGTAAAAATAACTATAATTTGGTGCTGCCAACTGGCTACACAACAACTTTAAGTAATATCAATTTCTACCTGTTAACTAATCATTTTACTATTTTTGTGTAGCCAACACTGGTAACGTGTTCGGGGTGTGAGGGCGGTGCGAGCAATCAGCCGCTTAGCACACCAAGGTCGTCAACCTTACAGGTTGCCAGTACCAGTTATGCGGTTGAGTTTAATTTAATCTAATCTAAAAGGAGGACTATATGCCAGAACAACAACTAGAGCTTTTGTGGTATTTAGCACCAGAACCAACCAAACTAGAGTTGGCTCTTAGCCTTATAGCAGAAGTGCTTAAGGTGGTGGATGATAACCGGATAAATATTACGCTTGATGATGGTGATTATGAGATAGTTATGAATAAATTAGAAGCTACAACAGATCAAAAATAGCTAACTTTTTTATAAAAAACTATTGACAGTCGGTGGGTGGCTTGCTACAATAGAGATGTAAATAACAAAAGGGGCAATACTATGAATAGAACCAAAAAACAAACACAGCAAAATAACAGGTTAATAGCTATAATCAGCTTAGCAGTTGCGCTTATAGCAGTAGTTTATGCGATAAACACACACCGTGCTGCACAACTAGCAAGTTATGCTGCCGCTAACAATTGCACATGGAGCTACAACGGCACTGCTTATGGCGATAACCGAGATTATACATGCAAATAATAAAGGAGTTGACAAAATATGAGTTTATTTTTCAAAGATAGTATAGAAAACGTACAACCAAACATTAACAGCATTGCGCCAGAGCCGACAGCTATTGGCTATAATGAGGTGCTTGATTACTTAGTAGCACTACATGATGATGATTATGAAAAGTTGCTCAAGGTTGCTAATATCTATCGCCGTGCTGAACGCCAAGTTGCCGATGTGCTTAATCAGGCTAATACTGAAGCGCCAGAAATTGCAGAAAAGCCAGAACCAAAACAAGACGGCGAGAACTCTGAAGCTGATGAAATTATTGATAGCTTTTTAGAAACTGACGAAGCTGAAACTAAAGGTGATACTAATAATGGCTAATTTATACATAGTAAAGCTAGAGGACGGCGTAGTTGATGGGCATGGAGTCAATGCGCATATGGTTGCGGCTTATGACGAAAAAGGTGCTATTGACGTATGCGTTGATAATGCCAGACCTGAGGACATTGATTTGTGGTATGATGCTGAGGTTGAATTTGTTTGTGAAGTACCTAAATCAATCAATGACCGCGGCATACAAGTAATTTTGACAGGCAGGGCTTGGTCATGAGTTGGTTATTGTTTATGCAATTGTGTTTACTAATGCTGATAGCGGCAATATTATATAAAGCAGTTGACGATACGAAAGGCGGCAAGAATGACAAAGATTAAAGCATTACTGAAGCGGTTAGCCGATTGGTACAGCCTAGAGAAGCGCCGCCTACAAATTAAAGATGATGGATTAGTTAATAGGTAGAGCTTATGATTAACACAGGGGAAATTATAAAACAACTTTTTGATCAGCGTAGCCAGCTACTAGCTATAATCGAGAGAAGAATTGCCGCCGGCAACATGATTGGCGAATTGCGCACTGAAATCGATAAAATCGATGGAATTATACGACAACTGCTAACTGAGGAGAGGCTATTCAATCTAAAAAATAAAGGAGCAACTATGCTTATACAAGACATTAAACGACCACAACCTAAGCCAAAGAAGTCGGTCCGTATAGCCGGCAAGGTTATAGAAACTGTAGACGGTCGAGTTGAAATGATTTTTTATATAAACGGCAAGCGCTATAAAGATACGCAACATAACCGAGAAGTTGTAGATGCATATTTGCACACAGGCAACGTTGAATTTCTAAAATACCTTGAAAATAATAGCGATGTTGTCATAGGAGGCAATAGAGGCTAATGGCAGTCATGAATGAAAAAATGATTGCAGTCGCTGAGCGTGTTTTGCGGCAGGTGGCGTTAAATAATCAATATATTACTGCTGACACATTGATTGCAGTATTGACGCAAGATGGTTACGCTACAACAAATTATAGCGCACTCGGTGGCGTGTTTTTGCGTGCGGTTAAATATGGCATAATTGATAAATCACCGAGCTATAATCCAAGCAAATCACATAGTGCCAAGACTGTTTGGCGTAGTTTAATTTACGCACATGACAATTGTGATATGTTTGATATTTATACTGATAAGCAGACCGATAGAGTATTAGCGCTGATTAAGCGCCCTGGCGGCGCAACAAACTGGGAACTATCACGCGTAGCAGTTGACTATAGAGGAGCAGTGCGCGCCTTACGCGTTGATGGTTATAAAGTTATAACTCGCCGTTTGAAATTTGCTAGCAATAAGCGAAGTAAAACGTGGCTTTACACTTTAAGAGGCAAGTAATGACTACTGTCACACCTGAAAAGGTTGAAATACTCCGCCAAGCATTGCAAAAATTGTTTGGCGTTACGGTTACGCTTGATGAAGTTGATGACGCGCTATACGCCCTAGCAACTTATAAAGAATTAAATTTTGAAACACTAGTAGGTAAATACAAGCTACTAAAACCTGACACCTATGTGTTGCTTGCGGTCCAGAATACCGTACCGCACAACGGCGCGTGGGCGCGCTACGTTGATTACTTAAAAGAAAATTATAACGTTGTGATCGTGCAGTCAATCTTTAATAAGCGCCTGAAAAAATGGTTGGCACGTAATGGCTTTACGGTTACGAAGAATAACAAAGACAATATGGTTTGGCGCCGCCAGCCGACGGCAAAGCACAACTAAGTTTTGGTCCACTTGCAAAAATAATATTTTATTATTTTTTTATATTTTTCTAACGGTGGGACGGGGGGTGGTCGCCCTCACTTGACAAAACCGTCACTCCGCTGTGTAAATAGTATATTTCTGGGTGCAAATTTGCCAAGCGTTTTTCTGCAGGGGTTTTTGTGCTATAATTTTTGCTATGAAGGGGCTAAAAATAACGTTTAATAAACAGATTACTGTAAAATTTGATGACTTTAACAATCCTATAACTGAAGTCGTTAAAATTGCAGTTGATGATTGCCTAATTGCGCCGGTTACTGAGCCGGTTAGCGCACGTGAACAGCAAGCCATAAACCAGGCACGCGATCAAGTGCGTGTGCATTTGCCAAAAACATTTGCTGGCGATGTTAGCGCTAGCACGTTTGTATACGATGGCAAGACTTTTACGCTTGATAGCGATAGCGTTGTGTTTATGCCAGAAAATACACCGACAAGGTGGAATAGATACTTGCGCGCTGAGTGCTTGAATAGTGGTGATTTAGGAGCAAGGCCGTGAACGTTGAAAAGCGCGTTATAAAGTGGCTTGAAGCTAGCGGAATTGTTAGCGGTTATTTTGTTAGCGGTGATAAAATAAAAGCCAAATCACTACCTGAGAAATTTATTTTAGTTGATAGAACTGGCGGCGCACGTGAGGCAATGGTGCTTGATATGGCTGAAATATTGATTGAAGTTTACCACAAGACCAGCCGGTTTGAAGCCAGCGAAAAAGCCAATGCCATTGCTGATGCGGTTAGCAACTTATTGCAATATGATGAAATCACCCGAGCTAAAGTCAATAGCGTTGTACACCTTGATGATACACTCGGCCAGTATTACCGCTATCAAATTTACCTAGATGTATATAACCGCCGCGGCGAAGCCGCCGGCAAGCCTGCACCACCCCCCCCTCCTCCAATTGAGGACACACTTTAGTATTTTGAATTATGTAATGGTTATGTTATAATTTACGTGTCAGAGGAAAACACAGGCGACGGCCTGGAAAGGAAAAAAACGGCGATGGCAATTATGTTTACCAAAAACGGTGACGAATATGAAGAAATTGTTGGCTTTACACAAGATGAAGTCGATCATATAGTCGAGAAGCGTGTTGCGCGTGAACGGCAAAAATATACAGATTATGACAGCTTGAAGTCACAGGTTGATGATCTGAATACGAAGCTGAAAACGGCTAGCGAAGAGAAAACCGAGCTTGAAAAGAAGCTGGGCGATGTACAGCTAGAAACCGACCGCATTAAGATTATTCATAAGTTTAACGTACCTGAAAATTTGCAAGAGTTTGTAACCGGTAAAACGGTTGAAGACATGAGTAAGCAGGCTGAAAAGCTGGCCGAAAATATCAAAGGCGGCGGTGTACCAATCACCAAAACGCCAAAGCCTGAAAAGGGCGATAAAACAGACTCCGCGCAGATTGCTAGTAAACTATTTGGCAAGAAATCTGAAGACTAATATAAATCAGTAATGTGCTTAGGAGAAAATCATGGCTACATTAAAAACTACAGACCTTGACCTCGCCGCACACCAGGGCGAAACTTGGTCTAAAAATATTACTACAGGTGTTTTGGCTAA